CCACCATGCAGTTAGATCGGCAGCAGTTACCTTGACGGTTCCATAACCAAACTCAACGCCGGTCACTGGGCCACACCACGCGTCCCTGCCGTCGCGGTAAACGATGATCTCGGTATTCCAGGGGTACACCTCATCCCAGTTATCGCAGCAGGATTCTCCGAGCAGACCAGAAGTCACGCCGGTCATCTCGAGTGTCGAAGTCGCGTCAACGTCGCGAGTGAAGGAACCGGATACCGGGTTGAGTTCAGCGATCACACTTCCACCGCCGCGGGTCATTAGTAGGACTTGCAGGTCGTCGCCTACGCCGAGTGTTGCACCGGGCAGACAAGTCGGGGTGAGAACAGATTGAAACGGTGGGATCAACGCGCCCGAAATCGAGGTTGATTCTACCCCCGGACCATTTTCGCTTCCAAAGAAAACTACAAGACTGTGTACCGGATAAACAGTTGGAATCGTTCCAGAAAAAACGATGGTTTCCCCTGCGGCGATTGGGCTGTCGTTTGACCATCCGAACCCCTCGGGGACCGGACCAAGTGAAGTAAAACTTGAAGCCGTGCTGAAGATCGTCACCGCGAGTGACGGGCTAGAAATCTGAGAAGCTTGCGTCCAAGGTGGTACTGCGTCACCGGAAGTTGATATTCCAAATGCAGCAAAACTTGATCCTTCTACAAGCGGCACCTCTAGAGTTGCTGTTGTTTGTAGAAACATGCCGCCCGGTACAACCGAAGCTGTTGTCTCAAAGACAATACCGTCTGTCCATATGGATGATTCCCATACGTGTGGGAAATAGTTGATACAAGAGAAACAAGGCCCGTAGCACCCTAAAGCTGAATACTGTGCCGCTACACCAGACTGCATCACGCCGTTTAGTGGAACACCGAAAGATGCAACGGGAGATGGAACTAACCCCGTGAACACATCTTGAGGCTGTGATCGGATAACCGAGTAGCCGTCAGCGTCGAAGCATTCGTATATGTTTCCGAGCGAGTCCTCTATGTATACAGAGAGGGACTCACAAGCATTACATACACTGCCGCCGTAACCCGTAATTTGAGCGGGTGTCGCATCGAACTTAGTTACCAAACCACTGCTGAAATAATAAAGCCATTTGACGATTGGGTTAGTGCTAACAATGTTGACAACTGAAATATCTAAGACTTGCGCCGGGTAAGCCACACAGACTCCGGGGTCGTACCCGATAAGGAGTTCCCCGTAGATAGCCACGGTCAGCCGCCCGATGCTAAGAACTTGCCCGCCGCGCCAATCGTCACCCACGCACTATCAGACACCCGTGCATCAACAGAGATGACGAAACACAGGCTGGCGCACTGCGGAAGATCAAACCATTGAAACCCTGCGAACCCTGCCGAGCCAACAACGCCTTGACCCGAAACGTATCCGCCGCCTGCGAGTTGCAGCGAAACGATACGCGTGCGCGAGTCAATCGTGAGCGTCGAACCGGATGGAAGTTGCGAAACGGTTAGTTCCTGACACGGCTCAATACATTGCCAAATCGGGTCATCCGCAATGATTCCGCACGGGCAAGGCACACCAAGTTCAGCACGAGGATTTTCGTAAGCCGAGATTTTGAGATTCCGCAGATCGGTAGCGCCTGCAAAAATCTGGATGAAAGAAGTCGCAGTATTCCAGTCAGCAATGTTTGTGTAGGACGCGCATATCTGTTTCGTTACCCACGGCTCACAGAAGCAATCGTCATCAGGGATAAACGGAAGCGGCGGGGCGATACGCACAGGGCCGCAGTCGGGAATGAAGGTGGAGGGTACGACGGGCGGGCAGTCAGTGCAGTTGAAGAAACACCGTTCGTATTCTGTTTCACCGAACGGTTCCTCAAACACCGGGAACGTCAGGTCGGAGAAGATGTACGGCAACTCGGATGCAATCGTGAACTGAACCTTCAACGTCGTATACCCGCACTGATCGCAGCAGGTGCCGAACTTGTCCACGACCTTCGGGCCGTCAACTAGCCCCGTGCGGTGCAGGAGTCTGCCGTAGTCAATCGGGTCTGCGTCTTCTGGCGGGCAGCACTTCAACATGAAGAAGTCGCCTATTGCGCAGTCCTCGCATCCGGTGGAACCGATGAGCGCCTCGTTCAACCAATGCAGCCCGTACTCTGAACCACAACAGGTCTTTGCAAACAAGTAACCCGTGACGGTGAGTGTTCGTGGCCCCAACTTTAGTGGCCCCAAACTTCCGCCATAGATCGAAGCGGGGGTTACGTCGCGTTGCACAACCGAATCGAAACCTGTGATGTCTTCAACGAACAGACCGAAGAAGTCTGCGGACTCTGGCACCTCTGCGTCGAACCAGGGCGGGCTATCAGCGCTGCCGGTCAGGTCAAGTTCGTACAGACCGTTCGGAACTTCTACTGCCCATATCCAAGTCCACCCCGTTGCTTGAATACTGACAGGCGCGATACCACCGCCCGCATCAGCACAAACGAAACTCACAGCGGGGAACGATGCCCCCACGATAGGTGTGTCCCAACGGAACTCAACATCAACCGCGCCTGCCGGTTGAGACAACAACTGCGCCGCTGTTCCAGTTGGAAAGAAGTTCCAGCCCGCAGACCCCGCACCTGTAAGCAAAGTCGAACCCGGCAGCGGATTACTCAGATCGTCAAGCGACCACAAGTACACATCCGAATCCAACGCGGTCCACCCCGTCGCGTCGACCGTGATTCCTGTGATGTTACAACCGATAACAACCGCTCCCAACACCGGCGGGACAGTCGGCATCAGAACACCCGCTCCCATGACACCTGAAGCCGGAGGGGCAGCAAAGTTGTCAAACAACAAATTGAGTGCAGCAGGGTCCAAGCTTGAACCGGGCAGCAGTGGAATACCGCCAAAGTCGGCTGAGTCGATCAAGTCATCCGTCTGCGCAACCTCAAGCTCAATAATTTCAGTGCCGTTAGGTTGATCGCAAAACAATGCTGAAGCAGGAGAACACGGAACCTTGTTCACCGCATACGGGCCAAGATTCCCCGCTACCCCTGCTGCGTACCCGCCAAGAACGGCAGCAGCGTCAATCCCATACGGATTACCGCGCAGGTAATCAAGAGTCCGCTGGTTGTTCCAAAGCTCAGTCTGGTTGCCGTAACAATAAGCTTGATACATCAGCGCCTCGTGAAGTTCACACGGGTCGAAGCCTGCTCGCGGGCCTCAATCTCAGCAATCACTTGTGCCATACTGATCCCGTAGATGTTGTAAGTGTTGCCCTGACCAGGGAACAAACCTTGAACCGCAACACTACCCGCCGCACTTCCACCGAGTGGGACACCTGTATCGCCTTGCGTTGCCGAACGCTGTCCAGCGGCCTGAGATAGCACGCCCATGAGTCCTGATTCTTCAGCGAGTTGCAAAGCGCGCATCGGTCGTGTCAGCGGGATAACAACCTCCGGTCCCGACTCGCCAAGTAGGGCGGTCATTCTCCGAGAGACAATCGCACCATTAGCAAGACCGGCATGAACGTGGTCGTGATGATCCGCACGCGTAATCGGGTTACGAACGAATCCACCGCCTGGACCGGAATAGATCAACTCTTGCAAGATGTCTCGGACTGGCTGGAACGCTTGATAAATCCTCAGTAGTTCTGGTGAATCCCTACTGGCCCGCATTCCTGCGAAGTCAACGGCCCGTCCTGAAGCGTGAAGTGAAGCGCGAGCCCCGCCAGAACCACGAGTTGTAGCACCCGCACGCACCATCGAAACCGCACGGAACGGAACCTGCGTAGCGGTCATGTAGTCGATCAACGCCCGATAGTTGCCAGGGCGACCAGCAACCTGCCGCAACCTTTCAATCGCAGCAGGCAACCCGATAGGTGTACCCGCAGGGAACGCGGTGCCAGTACCACCTATTGCATCGGCAGCAGCCTTATTCGCTTCAGTGATCTTCTTGCCAACAAACCCAAGGCCACCCATCGCCGCAGAAGAAGCGATACCACCTAGATACTTGGGAGCGTAAAAGGCTTGCTCCGTCAGATTCTTGGCCTCAGCAAACGTGACCTTTAGGGCATCTTTCAACCCCTCGAGAATCGAGGAAGGCAACGCATCAAACGATTCCCCACCCATCGGTGGCATCGGTGACGCAGGCGCACCCATTTCAGGCATAAACCGTGCAGCCATAGCTTTATCTGCTCGAGGATCACGTTCCCCGAAATCACCTCGGCGGAGAGCGTCAAACTCCGCAGGGGTCATCGCTTTCATAACGCTCGCAGGGATAACACCCTCACCGCGTTGCATTTTCACTAGCATCTCAGAGGAATCGAATGGCCCGCCCGTTTCAGGCAACCGGCCACCGATCACACCGCCCTCATGCGCTGTGGGGAAGGTCAAAGTCGGTATGTTGATATTGGCTGTGGCTGGAATCTGGTCCAACGCGCCGGTCAGAGTTGCGGCAAACGGATTCCAGATACCAGATGCGAACCTTACGAACGGCCCAGTAATCGCAGCAGTGATCTGCCCTGCGATACCGCCCATAAACCCTGGCAAGCCGCCAAGTCCGAGGGTCAAACTGGCCTGCCAAGAGGTAACGAAAGTTCCAATGTCCACAAAGACAGCCTTGAAGGACTCGGCAAAGGCTCCCATGCCACTGGACATGCTCAACCAGATCAGACTACCCGTGTTTGCCAGCAGGCCACTGATTGTGAGGGGCCATGCTGCAATGTATGCAGTCAAGCTCTGGAGCAACGTCAATATCTGAAGAACGAGGAACTGGAAGGTGACTTTTATGCCAGCCCATACGGTTTCGCCAAAGGTCTTGAGAGATTCAATGGCGAAGATCGAAAGGTTGCTGAACCAATCCTTGATCGGTTGCAGGGTGGATACCGCTGAGTCAACAACAGATGACAGCGCCGTTGTGATCGTAGAACTAATCCCGTCCGTGTCAGGCGTGGAAGATGGAGATGACATCGCAATACCCGGCGAACCGCTAGAGATAATGTCCATCAAACCAGACTGAACGAGAAGCTCTTTCGCCCGCTCAGGTTTTGACAACGGGATAACAACTTCAGGGCCGTCCTCACCGACAATCGCATTGGTTGCCTTAGTGATGATCCCGCCTTGAGCTAATTTGATCTCAGGGATCGTAGGGATACCCTCAAACGGTTTAGCACCGAAGACCGAGATTTTACGCAGCTTATTGACGAGCTTGTCGTTTATAAAACCAGCTAGTGAATTGAAAATCTTGGCAGCAAAGTTACCAACACCACCGGCAGCATCGCCAAGAGCGCCAATCAACTTGCTCGGAATACCCGCAAAGAAACTAACCAATCCTGCAAGAAGTTCAGGGCCTTTTTGTACGACCAGATCAAACCCTGCTTTAGCCCAACCGAACAATGTGCCACCGATAGCACCAAGCGCACCAATGATCTGGCCGGGAATGCCGATCACCCAACCGATGACAGCAGCGAGGATGCCAGGCCCATTCGTTGCGATCCAGTTGAAGGCGAGTGTCACCGCAGTAAGCAAAAGTTGACCAAGACCGGCGAGCAAACCAATCAGCATCTTCGGAATACTCGAGACCCAGCCCCATAGGGTGGAAAGTATCGCCGGTCCGTATTCCACAACTAGCGCAAACGCGAATTGCAGTGCAGAAATAAGCATCTGCCCGAGGCCCAGTAGCAGGTCTATGAGTTTCGCCGGTATCCCTACAAAGAAGTTCAAGAGCAACTCGAGAACTACTGGCATGAATGTGACAAGCGTGTCGAACGCGCCTTTGAGCCAAGGGAATAGGAAGTTCCCTACACCGGCCAATGCACCGACGAGCATTCCAGGGATATTCGCTATTGCGGCAAGCAGCAAACCTATGTTTTTCGGTAAATCACCGAACAGGGTTAGGAAGACTTCTTTTATCCCATTGAATATGATTCCGCCGAGGTTCTTGAGTCCCTTCAAGATCAGTCCACCGATTGACATGAAAGCGCCAGCAAGTTCGCGTCCCATGAACTCTGCTAAATCGCCAACCCAGTCCAGCAAGACGGTAAGGATGGCAACCAGTACCACGAACACAACCTTGAATGCACCCACGAGGATGTCTTTCAGGATGGTCGGTATCCTTTTTACAAAATCTCCAAATGCTCTAGCAAAGATTCTTGGACCTTCACCCTCAGCCCAATCCAAGAAACTATCAAAAAGTCCACTGAAGAACCCAATGATGGGATTCTGGTCATCTCCGCCCTTTTTGCCTGCCGCCTTACCCTTGTCTCTGTCTTTACCGAAGGTGTCTTGCAGTAATCTCAAAAGCTGTTCTGGCAAGTCCTTCATAAAGTCCAAGAACTCAGGAAGATGGTCTATTAGGTAATCCCCCATGCCTTGGAGCATTCCACCCAAAGCTTCTCCGCCGTCCGCTATGACACCGAGAAGTGCTGCCGGGAACTCGAAAATCCAGTTAGCAATAGCTTTGACAACACCCTGAAGACCGTCATAGATCATTGAAGGGTCAAGCTTGAAAATACCTGCAAGGGCAGTTGATAAGTTACCAACTATGCCGATAACAGCCGCAAGAGTCACGGCTACGAGTTGAGCGACTTCTCCAACTATGGGTAGGTCTCTTATCCCTTCAATATTCATGTTCTTGTATATGTAATCGCCCATGTTGCCCAACTCACCAAAGCTGTTGCCTATGAGATTTAGGGCTGCGGTAATCGTTTCAGTAACAAGGGTGGCAGTACCCCTGCCGATACCCTCAAGACCACTGCGCAACTTTTCAGGGTCGAATGTAAAGATTCCGGTGAGGATGTCTGCGAAGCCACCAGCTTGCTGCGAAAGACCTTTGATCGGTTCAAGCAGAAGTTTTGCAAGGTCACCAGCAATCGGGATCTTTTCAAGTTCGTTGATTGCGTTTGTTACCGCAGTTGGGAACACTGAACCGAGTGCGTCTGAAGTGGCTTGAGTTAGACCAGGTACCGTTTCCGTGACTGCGGTAAGTAGGCCCTTCGCAAATTTGTCTGTACCTTCTTTAGTTTTCTTATCATCATTGTTGATAAGACCTTCACCTATATCGGCTGTTGCGCCAAGCAACAAAAGCGCAGCCTTGATCGCACTGGCAATGGCTTCAGCTAACGGCGTGGCGACTTTCTTATCACCAAGCGCAGTGGTAATCGAGGCGAACAAGTCATCGGTTACTTGGATTCCGAAATCTGCAAAGTTGCTAGTGAAACTGAATGCCCCACTGAAGACGTTGCCAATCGACTCCGGTAGCGTTTTCAGGTTCTCCGTGAAGTTCTTGAGAGTGTCATCTGCCGCTTTGGTGGCACCTGGAACGTCACCAGTCAGGTAAGCTGTAACGGCCTTGAATGCACCAATGAGTGGCTCGAGCGTGAGTCCTGCAAGATTGTCAAACAGCGCCCTGACCGCATCCCCAAACTTTTCTATAGGCTCTATGCCTTCTTCTATGACAGGGGTTCCATCCGAAAATGCTTGAGCGAACTTCTGGATGTTGTCTACAAAGCCATCAACCAGATTCCTAAACGGTTCAACATTGTCGTATGCGGCCTTGAATATAAACCCCAGAGCGGCGATTCCTGCGACCACTAACAAAATCGGACTGGTCAGAATCGTTAGGGCTGTGCTGACTGCAAAGATTGCAAAGGCAAGCAAACCCCAAGTGGCAATGATGCCACCAATGACAACCGCAGCGAGTTTGATTCCGTCAATGACTCGCTGGAGCGTTTCCTTGAAGTTTTCAAGTTCCTCTGGACTCAGATTGTCATACCAATCTTGGAATTTCTTTATGGCCTTAGACACATAGCCAAGGAGTGTGGCTATCGAATCGCCTAGACCCTTCAAGATGTCAGACATCACAGATGACTTCTTGCCACCATCCTCGACCCCATCACCCAACTCTTTGACCGGCTTGAGAAGGTCAGTAATGAGTTTGTAGACATCCTTCACCTGCTTGAACAGCTTGCTAAGAGCATCACGGAAAGCCTCGGATGACTTGTACGCTCCGATCAGTGCCGCAGTAAGCAAGACGAATCCGATGAATGCAGGGTTTGCTGCGAGCCAGGCGAACATTTTGACGAGTCCCGCTACACCCTTTGTGAGCGAGCCAAAGATTCTAAAAGCGATGCCAAGTCCACCCAAAGCAAAGATGATCCCCGTAATCGCTTTGAGTACCCCTGGAGATTCCTCCATCAGTTTGTTGAAGAACAGTGCAACGGCATCAGCGGCATCAGCCATTTTGTTTATGATTCCGTCTTTACCACCAAGGGCAACAATGGCGATTCCCTCAAGCGAGGACTGGAAGCGCTTGAGGCCACCTTTCACGCCTTCCATCTGCTTCACTGCAATCTCGGCAGCAGTACCGCTGTTCGCCATCTTCTCGCTCAACTTAGAAATTTCCTCTGCGGGAAGATTCATAGCTTCAGCGAGCGCAAGGCCAGATTCACCAAAGATTTCCAAGGCTTCCGCTGAAGTCAGTCCAGTGCCTTCCAGCAGTCTTAGAACGGACTGGAAGCTGAGAACGTCGCCCTCGGAATCGACCAGCGTGCCGTCAAGTTTTCTGGTAGCACCAATCAACGGCAGAATCGCATCGTTGGACGTTGCTTGCATTGCTTGCTGAAGCTTCTCTTGCGCTTGAACCGTGGACGCACCACGTTTTATGAATGCACCAAGAACTGCTGTCGTGTCATCCATGTTGAACTTGAAGCCCGAAACGGCATCAAAAGATGACAAGAACGCCCATCTCAGTTCGTCGTGTTGCTTCTTGTTGAACCCAAGAGCCTTTGACGTAACGTCAACTTCTTGACCGGCCTCCTTGTTCCTCTGGGTCATTACCCTCAAAGCCTCAGAGCCTTGGCTCACCAAAGCGAGGAAACCCGGACCCGCGCGTTGCCCCATGAGGGTGATTGCGTCAGCCGTGCCGAATGAAGTCTTCTCTAGCTGCCCAATAATATTTTCTAGTGGCAAAAGTCTGCCTGTGGCATCGTGAGTCACGATGCCAAGTTTCTCGATGACCGCAGCGCCCATCTTTGTCGGCTTCTCGAGCTTTACGATTGCCCCACGCAACGCAGTTCCGCCGATGGTGCCTTTCAATCCAGCATTTGCGAGCCCTCCAAGTGCCGCTGTCGTTTCCTCAAACGAAATCTTCGATGCAGCAGCAACAGGTGCCACGAATTTCATGCCATAGGCAAGCTCTGACAGATTGGTATTCGTTTTTGTCATCGTTTTGGATAAAACGTCGTTTACCCTCCCGACTTCGCCAACCTCCATCGCGAATGATCTGAGCGTGTCGGCAGCAATTCCCGTTGCCGTTGCAAGATCGAACCCACCAGCAGAAGCAAGACGCAACGTGCCAGGGATAGCTCTCATAATTTCATTGACGTTGAAACCCGCCAAAGCGAGTTTTGTCATTCCGTCAGCAGCCTCAGCAGCGGTATATTCCGTGTCCCTACCAAGTTTCTGAGCTAACGCATCAAGCTCATCAAACTGTTTGCCGGTTGCTTGAGTAATAGCTCCAACTCGCCGCATTGCGGTATCGAAATTGTATGCAGCCTTGCCACCAAGAACCCCGAATGCGACTGCCGCCAAGGTGAAACCGCCGAGAGCCTTACCCATAGCGGTTGATTTAGCAGCAACTCCGCCTATGGATGCGCTGACTCCAGCAAGACCAGTCGAAAGAGCGCTCGCGCCCATCGTGCCTGGAGCCATAGCCGCCGTAGTTTTTGCGCCGAGTCCGGCGAGTGTCGCATTGAATGCCGTTGTATCAGCGACAATCGTAACTACTGCTGTTCCAACAATCTGTGGCATCAAGTCACCCCGTGAAAACTGGTGTCAGAATTAGCAAGAGTGTGCTGATCCGCGAAAGCATCATGGTCACTATTCCACCATGAAGGAGCCTCTTTGCCCTGCATACTTGCAGGAAGCATCGGATCGTCAATGATCTCCCCGCCGTGTTCACCAAGCCGACCGGCCAGAGCCAAGTCAACTTTCTTACGACCTTCTTCGTCTGCATCTTTGACCAGACGCGAATAGACAAAGTTGAGCATCTCAACGAGTGAAAGGTCTGCTAGTCGCCTACCGGACTCAACAAGCCAGCCGTCAACCTCAAGTGCGTTATAAGCGCACCACGAACTGAGGACTACGACTGCTCGGTAGGGCGGGCAGCGATTACCTCTGTGGCCGACTCGAGAATCTTGTTCAACTCATCGAAGTCAATAATCGGGTCAGCTTCTTCCAGAAAGTCCATGAACCGCTCACGGTCATCGACGGCGACAGCGTGGTTCAGGAAGTCAAGGATTGCGCCCATCTGACGAGCGGGAGCAGTTTTGGAGTCACCTGCTGCGGTCAACCTGAGCATGACAATCGCAGGAATCTGCGGCGCAAGCTCGAAGCTTTCCTCACGGACCATGATGGTTTCAGATTTCTGAGCAGCCTCTGCTGCGAGTGCTTCAACCTGGTCGATGGGGGCTACCGCTGTTGTGTCTGACATGTGTGCCTTTCAATCCTCGTGTTCGTCGGATCGTACCATATACAACAACAGTGCGTGTTTTCAATAATCATCCGTGCTTGAGGATTGTTTCCTTCAAGGCGTTCCACAAAAATGGTTCTGGATTCTGTGTTCCAGGGTGTTCAACGTGTTTGGTGAAGACGATATTTCCGGCTTTGTCGGGGAATACCAAGAAGGGCGCATTCTTTGCATCTATAGGATGACCCTTAGAACCCTCATGCACCGGAATCACATATGGAGCGGAAGTCCCACCAGCTTCGACCTGCCCAAGCACTGGTGGAGCAGAAAATTTAGAGTCAATCGAATCTCGCAGTTTGCCGCTGACCACTGGAGCTTGCGCCTTGGCAAGTACCTTCGTTTCTTCTGTGAGCAGCAAGATGTATCTGCCAACAACACCCGT